TACCCCCCATGATAGTAGATGATAGTAGATTTTTGGACGCAGAAAAACCCCACACCTTGCGGTGTGAGGCTTGTGGTATTTTTTTGGTAATCAGTGATTACTTTTTCTTATGATACTTTTTCGATTGCTTCGTCACTCGCACTAGCGCAAGCCATGTCATAAAGCATTGTTGATAATTCAATCGCGGCATCATTGCCCAAATCGGCGATTATCTTTTGCGCGATTTGTTCAAGTGATGGCTTGGTCGGTTCAATTGGTACGATTGTCTCGACTGTATCATCACCACTTGCATCATCACCACCACCATTTTCGGGTGTTGTCTTTTCTTTTTTGGGTGCAAGTGATTTTTCGTAACCGTTAACGCTACCAGTAACTTTTGCAAGTGATGCTGTACCGCTACCAAAATCAGATGCGCACCATGCCAGAAAATCATTGTTTCGGGTGGCAATAGTTTTGATACCGCCGTAAATGTTCTTTTTATGTTGTGACATTTTCAGCTTATTTTTTGCGCCAACCTCATCATAGAGATATTCGGCAAGCTCTTTGTGATTTTCAAATAGCCAATCGCGGTAATCATCATTGCCCATATCATCAAGCTTTGGCGCGTAAACGTCATTACATAACTCGATAAGGTTATCCGCATTGTTCTTGATTAGTGCGTGGGTTTTATCATTAGCTTTTTCGATTTTTACGATAATATTTGTCATTGGTTTAGTCTTTCTGCCCTATGGGCGTTTGGTTATTTTGTCGTTGTGACAATTCTCATTATCAGCAATTTTTTAAACATTGTCAAACAGAAAAATGACATAGGGCTGTAATCGTTGTGGGTGCTGGCATTTTGGGTGCTGGCATTATCTGTTTTTGGTAATCGCTGATTACTTTTTTTTTGTGACAAGTGACTGGCTGCCATCATCATAATGTTAGGCAAGGCTAACTTTCATAGATGGTGATAACATTATATGGTGGGGTATATTATATGCACCAACATTTAATTTGTTCATCACTTCTAATAATCTTCGCAATCATACGCTTTGATTATCGTTAACTGATAGCATAACAGTTATCTAATAGATGCTATTGCATTGATTTTGCTACACTTTATGTTGCTGGACCTGGCGTTTGGCAGCTTATTTGTTCATTTTTAACCCGGCAGGGTTAAGTTTTTGCAAATACAGTGGGGTAGGGCAGGATGCCACCCCCCGTTAGATAGTTATATATACACAGAAACACACAGATGAGGAAAATTAAGTGTTAACCACAGAGGTAACTGATAACTCAATATGCACAAGGATTGTGCAACACTGCCTAAAAAATAGGCATGTAATACCAGTTGTGTAAAAAAGATGGTGCCAGACACAGAAGGTGTATTGACACGGTTGACAAAGTATGTTATAATTATGTATAACTAAAAAACACTTACAGTGTATCACTTAAATGTCTATATACTTAAATTGTTAAATACACTTAAATGTTCTATTACATATTCTTTGCTAATAACACTTACAATGTAACACTTAAATGAATTTACAGTAACAAAAGAAAGTTCTTGACAATGACGAAGAAATCTGTAAAACTATACACAGATAATGTACTTGATGCATTCTATGATGCTATCCGTACCAATTCATTAGACCGCCTTCATATCCCTCACAGTGATGTATTCTACGTGCGCACAGCATTGGATGCTAAGTTTGCCCCACGTGCTTTTACACTGAAAGAGACTGAGGACTATATGCGTTTGGAAGGATGGAAGGAAAGAGATGAGTGATGGACTTCTATACCTTTTTTGTATTCTTCTCCGTAATCGTAATGCCGGACGGAGAAATTAAATCATTTACTAAGCATGTAGTTGAATGTCCTACGTGGGAAGCTGTACTTGAAATGCATGTACCTAAAGTAGATAGCGGTGAAATAATAGACTGGGGTGCTACGTGCCTAGAGCCTAAACTTCCTCTTAAAATGCCACCCTCTGCTGATGCAGTACCTAGTACACCTCCTGTACCATTATCTAAACCTCAAGGGAACAAAGGACTAAGCACATAACATGGCTATACCTGAAAGAGTAAAAACTAAAATGAAAGAGGAAGGGCTTACTGGTGTCAATAAGCCTAAACGCACTCCTAACCACCCTAAGAAGTCACACTGCGTGATGGCGAAGGAAGGCGACACGTATAAGTTTATTCGCTTTGGACAGCAAGGCGTATCAGGTGCTGGGAAGAATCCCAAGTCTGCTAAAGACAAAGCACGTAAGAAGTCCTACTATGCACGTCATAATGCACAGGGCAAGCCGACCAGCAAGCTGTCAGCGAAGTACTGGTCACATAAAGTTAAATGGTAAACAGGAGAAACTAAGATGGCAGTGCCACTACTATTTATTCTGGGGGGAACACTTCTACGTGCAGCAGGCCCAGCAATAGCCAAGCAACTCGTTAAGATGGGTGCTAGGAAAGCAACAGGTAAGGCGGCACAAGGTGCTGCTAAAACAGTGAACAGTAATAACATTGGGGTCATTAAAACTATTTCACGCCCAAAGAGTGGGGGTGCGGCCCCGAAACCGACACCGAAGACTAGCGGGAGTGGGTCAGCTAAAAAACCTACAACAAATAAGAAACCTGCATCTTCATCAGGTACTGGTAGCGGTAGTGCTGCAAAGCCATCTGGTTCAGGTCGTAATGCGGGTGGGCGTAAGAAGCCACCAGCAAAGAAGAAAGCACCAGAACTTAAAGCAGACCCTTCAATGCGTCTAAGTGGTGCTAAACCTAAACCTAAACCATCTGGTCGTAATACTGCCCGTAGCAATAAGAAGCCCGTGACAGGTGATAAAGCACAGCGTGGATTGATTGTAGCGGCTACAGCACTGCCCATGTTCATGGACACTACGCCTACAGGGAATGCTAAAGCTAAAGATAAGCCTGTTGATAAATCAAATCGCGCTACATCAAAAGGTGGACGTGGTTTTGGTGAAGGCACATATAAGAAAAGTGGTGAATCATTTGGCGCGGCATTTAAGAAAGCCTATGGTAAGGGTGTAGGGACTAAGTTTACACACAAGGGTAAAAGCTACACTGCAGTTAAAGACACTGACTTGAAAAAGGCTGGGGTTAAAACCTTGCGTGAGTATCTGAATAAGAAAAAGAAGAAGGGTTAGTAGTATGGGCATGTTAAGCATAATCTTCGGTGAGAAGGAAAAGCCTACACTTAGTCAGGTACGTAAAGACGTAATGAAATTTGCTCGTGAAAATGATTTGGGGGAAATGGAAGCAGGTAAAATGCTTCGCAGTCAACTCAAGAAGTACGACATTCCGTACCCCAAAGGTATGGCTACAGACGCAGAGTTTAAGAAACAACTTCAAGACCCCGGTGATAAGCCAGCTAAGACACAGAAAAAAGCTAGGGGTGGTATGGCTAAAAAGAAAGTACAGATGATGCGAGGCGGCATGGCTAATGGTAAAGTCCATATGTACGCTGCAGGTGGTTCAGTCAATGACGGTCTGAAAGCACTAGCTAAAGTACGGCCTGACGTTGTAGCGAAAATGATGAAGAAGTAGTATGGCTGTTACAGGCAGAAATAAACCCAAGCGTAACTACAAGAGTGAGTACGCAAATTACCACAGTAAGCCTGTACAGAAGACTAATCGTGCAGGGCGTAATGCGGCACGTGCTATAGCGAAGAAGAATGGTGCTAAAGTAGCAGGTAAAGATGTTGCCCACCGTAATGGTAATCCACGTGATAACCGACCTAAGAACTTAACTGTTAAGACACCAGCACAGAATAGGTCATACGCTAGAACTAAAACGGCACGTAAACGTAATCCAAATGCATAAAATAGAAGCTGACATACGAAAGTGGTCACATGAATTTCTTGAAGTACCTAATGAGAAACTTAATGGACTACCACCGTGTCCCTACGCAAAGCAAGCGTGGCTGGACAACAAGGTTGTATTCAGCATAAACACAGGGGTAGATGGACTAGCTAAAGAAGTAGCAGACTTTGAGTCTCACGATTATGATATAGTTGTATGGGCTAGTCAGTATCTACCCGACATGGAATACCTAGACGGATGGTGTGATGGCGTAAATGAAGCCATGTCCATTGCAGGTAAAGATATGCACCTTATGGTGTTCCATCCAGACTACGATGCTGAAGAGGCAGGTCTGGACTTTTTAGTTGCAGAAGATAGTGTAGTAGATAAAAGCCTAGTCTACTGCATGGTATTTGTACAAAGGCTATCACCCCTAGACGATGCTGCACTAAGTTTGGAGAAGTCTGGGTATTATAAACATTTCCCTGTGGATGTGTTTCAATCATTAGTTATAGACAGACGGAGATTACGTAATGAAGGGCAAAACTAAAGTAGCTAAGAAAATGATGCGAGGCGGTGTAGCAGCCAAGAAGATGCGTGGCGGTGGCATGGCTAAGATGGCATCAAAGAAGATGATGCGTGGCGGTGTAGCTGCTAAGAAGAAAATGATGCGTGGCGGGATGGCTAAAAAGAAATGAGGAAGCAAGTAGTATATTACTTTGCAATGGCCTTGCTTAATATTGGCAAGCCTTTTACTCGTATTGGCAACTGGTTCTGGAAAAAGCATAGAGATGTGCTAGACTGGAATCAGTAATGCCTGTACTCGCAACTGGCTCAAAGTTTCGTACTGAAGTTGTGTCGTTGTCTACAACGAACAAAACTAATGTATACACTGTACCTGCAAACTTCTCTTCTCATTTAGAAAACTTGTTTGTGAGTAACAACCATACAGGTAACGTGACTTTGAGTCTGCATTTATTTCATGCTGATGATAACACGGAGTATGACTTACTTACTGCTCATAATATTACGGGTGGTTCCTACGAATCTATATTCACAGTGGATAGACCTCTGTACTTACACGCAGGTGATATTATTAAATGCACTGCAGGTACAGCAAGTAAGCTAGTTGTTACCACAGCTTGTGAAGAATTTTTTGACCCAGCCCGATAGGAGATAGGAGATGGTACGTGTCCCTAAAAAACCAGCCGTTAAAAAGAAAACCACACAAGTTAGAGCGAAAAAGAAACCGACTGGAAAGGTTAGCCTTTCGCAAGGGGGTGCGCCTAAAAGCAAGTCAAGAGTTAATGAAGCTGGCAACTATACTAAGCCCGGAATGAGAAAGCAACAGTTTAATCGTATCAAGGCTGGTGGCAAAGGTGGTAATCCGGGTCAGTGGTCTGCACGTAAGGCGCAGATGTTAGCCAAAGCATACAAGGCTGCTGGCGGTGGCTATAAGTCTTAGCGTAGTCATGTTCTGTGTTATTTCTGCAAATGCAGTAGAAATAAGTGTAGCAGTACATGATGCACATAAATGGATGTCTAGCTGCCATGTGGCTGTAACGGAACACGGGTTTAGTAATCCTGATGCGAAATGTTTCTGTGTTGGAATGGATAAAGAGAATGAGTGATACAGAAAAGCCTGTAGCCCTGAGTATAAATGAAAACAGCTTTGAACTTGTATTGAGAATATTAGGCAATGAATTTATTGCTATACGTATTGGCTCAACAAACTTTAGTGGTAAACTAATAGCTGGTAGCATTCTTCTACTGTTCTTTACCTTTATGCTGCTAGAAGTATTTGGACTATCTAGGGTACTAGGTATTGAATAATGGCTACAAAGCTGAACGAGAATACTGAAGTTGCGTTACCATTACGTAACATAATAAGTATGGTGGCTGCTGCATCTGTAGCAACGTGGGCATACTTTGGTATTATAGAACGCCTGAATCAATTAGAAACTAACCTCACTATGATGAAGGCAGACTTGGAACAGAACACGGAGTTCCGTATTAAGTGGCCTCGTGGTGAGATGGGCAGCTTGCCAGCCGACAGTGAACAGTTCATGCTTATTGAACACATAGCCAGTGAACTAGAAAAACTACAGAACGAAATAGAAGACGGCAAAGCACCCTACGACCAACAGCAAAAACTAACGCTAGAGTTTTACGAAAAGCGTATTACGAACTTAGAAGATAACATAGAGAAGCTAAGAAACGGAGATGATTGAACTTACTTTTGTATTGCTGTTAACTATGGGTAGTGAAAAGGTAGAGTACACCCCGTATGAATCTTTATCTCAGTGTTTATCGGTGCGGCGTAAAATAAAACGAAACACAGGCGTAACTCATAACTTTGACCAGAAATGGTCATGCAAAGAACTTAAAGTTAAAATAGATGAAGACACTGGCAGCATTTTAGAAATAGTAGAAGAATGATTGTATTTGTGCTATATGTATACTTAGGTGCAAACGTAATAGATAAAACACAGAAATTTATAGACATGGATAGATGCCTATACTTTGCTGAAAGATTGTCCCGACAACAATCTGTTCCGGCAGGGGGCGGTAAAAGAAAAAAGATAACTGCAGTATGTAGACCTCAACCCAAGTAGGAACCAACCAACAATGATTGCCGAAACCCTCGCAGGTATAGCACTTGTAAAAAGTGCAGTAGATGGCATTAAAAGTGCTATTAACACCGCTAATGATATAAGTGATATAGCTGGACATATAGATAATCTATTTGCTGGCGAAAAACAGATTCAACAAGAACGTGCTAAGAAAGCTGGTGTAGGTATAACAGACCAGTTTGGGGTAAACAACGTAGCACGTGATGTTATTGATGCTAAGATAGCAGCGGAGAAGCTACAAGAAGTAGCCACTATGGTAGACATGAGATTTGGTCATGGTACATGGAAAGGTATATTAGCTGAGAGGCAGAAGCGTATACAAGAAGCAAGAGAAGCTGCACTTAAAGCTAGGCGAGAAGCTATAGCAAGACAAAATGAAATTATGGAAAATATAAAAATTACAATAGTAATAGCTGGTATTGTTGCAATGGGCATAGGCTTCCTTGTATTTGCCTTGACTGCATCAGCAATGGCATATTCATTATTTACTTGACAAACATAATTATAAGTGGTATAACTGTACTATGAAAAAGCCTCAAAAAAGTTTAGCTAACTGGACCAAGCAAGACTGGAGAACCAAGAGTGGCAAACCCTCCAAGCAAACAGGGGAGCGTTATCTTCCGGCATCAGCTATTAAAGCCCTCTCGTCTTCGGAGTATGCGTCCACCACGGCTGCTAAAAGAAAAGGAACTGCTGCTGGTAAGCAATTCGTCAAGCAGCCTAAAGCGATATCAAAGAAAACTGCCAAGTTCAGACGGGGAGCCTAATGCTTAA